CTGGCCCCAGTCACCTGTTTGATATCACCACAAATATGTGGTGTGTTGGGCCAGTTCGCCAGATAGGTATTCACCGCGACCTGTTGAAACTCATTGACAAACTTACAATCACCGCCCGCAAGTTTGTATCCAGCGGAAGAACCACCACCCCCTGCGAAGAATGATATATAATTGAATAATTTTCTGTCTGATGATTGTTTTAGCTCATCAAGCGTGTATCTATAGTATCTCATAATTAAAAAAATCCATCTAAAGTTCCTTGTGTTCCATAACTGCCGTCTATCCACCACCCTATCTTCTCTGATATGAACTTCAATGGTTCAACAAAAGACTTGGTGAATTGTGTATCATAGTCTATTCTGTCCTTCAAGTCAAGTTCTTTCGGAAAAGAAGTGATGAAAGAAAATGCACTTGAGGTATACACGTTGGGCTGACGCAGATGCACAAACTTAATCTTATCACCCTCTTGTATCAGGGGGTATTTGTTTGTCAGTTTGTTCTGTTTGAGTAGGTGATTGTATAGTATCGCACCCTTACAATGTATAGGAGCGCCCTTTGCAAACATACCATTAGATGATGAGAACTTCTCAAGTCCATTCACGCTTCTTGGATACGCAATATATTCTGGTTCTAGGTTCATAAAGTCACTCCGAAAGTCTTGTATGAATGTATTTAGCACTTTGCTATCCTCGTTCATAATGATCTTGAGAGCGTCTTTAATCTTATCCCGACATACTTGTGGAGTAGATGATTTGACTGCTTCGATACCCATAATCTTGAGCTTGGGTTCGTTGTATCGTACCCCCTCACTATCGTGGACATTGAGAATGTATCGTTTCTTTGCAGTCCAGATACCCTTGTCTGCAATAACCTCACGACCCATTTCCATCTTTTGTTCGTATGCGTTTGTTACCTTAGAAAGAGCGAGATAACTCTTTTCAATAAATGGTTCCAGCTTCTCTTTTGCAATCTTGTCCAAGAAATTGACAATAGTTGCAACTTCCGTTCCCTCTCTAAACAACTTAGTAACCAAGCGGTCAAAAGTAATGTATACCGAATCCGTATCCGAAGCAATAACGTAGTCCACATTGTCTGTCTCCAATAATTTGTTCAAATAGATATTAAGGGACTTCTCAATCCATCGAATAGATAATTGACCCGATGTAGTGATTGCAGCTGCAATCATCAAGTCATAGTATCGGAAATAGTTGTTTCCGATTGCACCATAGGCTGAGTTGAGAGATATCTTCTTCGCCATCTGAATGTTATTATACTTGGATATGTCCTTTAATAACTTAGGTTCTTTGGTGTTCTCATAGTCCTGTGACGCTTGCAACATGAGTTTCTTGTACTTGGTGCGGTCATTGTACATGGTTTCCATAATCTCTGGAAGAAACCCACGTTTGTCTTTACGAAAGAACGCACCATTTGGTGTCATACAGTGTTCAGTTTTATTTGATGCTGTACCTTCAAGCAATTTATTCACCAACCCCTTTACTGGCTCACTAGGAATCAGTGTCTCAGGAGATATGTTGTACTGCATAATTAGATGGGGATACAGTGAGTTCAAGTCAAACGACATCACCCATTTGTGCATACCCACCTGTGGTTCTTTGACATACGCACCTTCAAACTTCTCTGATTTTTCGTGTGCCACCTTTTGCGGTATGACAATGTTCTTTTCGCGTAGATAGTTGTATATGAGAATGTCCCAATACTTTACCGAACCCAGCACATCTGTGTAGTTGACCTTAGCATCGTATGCCATAGTAAGACACAGCTCAATCAGCTTCATCTTATCCTCTAGACGATCAACAATCTCAACGTCCTGTATGTTGTATTCAATGAACGATTGATAATCTTTCTGATACCATTCGCTGAATGTCTCAAAGGGATTGCCTGTCTTGCGTTCACCCAATTCTACATACGCGATGTGGTCTAATCGATAAGACTCTTGTGCAGTATAGGTAAACTTGCGATATAGCCCAAAGTAATCCAGTGCAGAAACCCCTGCAATGTCGTATGCCTGATGACGCCTACCTAATTGATACACCTCACGTTCTCTTACCGAACCCCAAGGCGACAACCGTTTCAGTTCATCTTCGCCAAACAGTTTCATGATGCGATTGCAGATGTAAGGTATATCAAAGAACTCTGTGTTCCAGCCAGTGATAATGTCAGGATAATATCGTTCCCAAAATACTAGGAACTCCTTCAGTAGATGTACTTCACTCTCACACTTGACATAGGTGACATCATCACGTTCTGTTGTGAAGTCGCCAATACCCCATACCACAATCCTTTTGGATTGATGGTTCTTGATGGTAATAGACAGCAGTTCCTCATTTGCTTCAGTTGGAGAGGGAAACCCATTCTCACATTTAACCTCGATATCAATCGTCACCATCAACAGCTGGTCAATATCCCATTCGACACGACCATTATAATTGTCTGCAATATAACTGTATGGGTATTGAGTGTTGCCGTAGACTAAGCCAGGCTGTGACTTGTACGCTTCGATGTGTTCTTTTGCATCCCGAATAGTACTGAATGGAATGTCTGTAACATATGCACCGTCTAGAGTTTTGTATGGTGTTTGTTTTTTTACAGGAGCATATAATGTTGGGGAATACTTAACCCTTTTGTTTATATTGCGTTGGCCGTCTTTGACCTCACGCACCAAAAGAAAATTGCCATACTGAATAACATTTGTGTAAAAATTCATAGTGTTATATTACCATTTGGTAAGAGAAAAGTCAAGGTACTTCTATATAAAATCTTCTAAGCTTCCAACTTCATTTTTTGCAAATCGACCAATGAGTCGTTCAGATTTACCCATGTTTCCTTGTGTTGCACATGACCTGTCAGTATAACATACTGTCGTAAACCTCTGGCCTGGGCCGTAAATAGGTGTAACGCAATGTAGTGACTTAGAATCTGCGATACATACCGCATTATCTGGTAGGTCTAGACCTATACCCCAACGTGGAAATGACAAGTAAGCACCTGTATAGGGGCCCTGACGGTGGCAACTCATCGTTGTATACTCAACATCCTTGCCATCAGAGTGAACGGCCATAGCAGTGCTCTGCAGCGCGCTGTACCTGTTTGCTGATAGGGTTGTTACCATTCCATGTCTATGTTCTGGTGAGATTGCTTGTTCTGCATACCTACGTTGTCTCTGGTATATCTCAGGTGCAGCTTTATCAAACGCACGTTCGACATGAACGCATAGTTCATCTAATATTTCCCATTTGTCAGGATTTGATATGTTAATTTTACCTGTGAACCGTCCACGTTTCGCACCAATCATGACTGAATTAATCTCATTCGCATACGCAATCATACCCCACTTGCCACCTTTTGTTTTGGTGTAGTAAGAGTTTGGTGTGCGTAGTTTATAGTGTTCGTTTTCTATAAGTCCCTTTGCAGCCATTTCTTCTTTGTTAATAGGCCCAGAACAGTTCGCCCTCATAACGGAACTCTCTTCAATTTCATAAAGGATATTCCTCATATGATCATCTGGAAATGCATCAGTCACCACATACGCAATAGGAACACCACTGCCGTCAAGTGTTGAGTCTGGGCGCATAACAACAGTATCTTCTGTTACACGAATAATATCATCTAAATCATCCTCATCATAAAACTTACCGTTCCATTTTTCGAAAGTTTCTTTTTCTCCGTAATCACTTTTTGCTTTTATTGTTATCATGATATTTTCTCTTTCTAATAGAAATCATTTAATGCGTTGTATAGAATGTCCCCTAAAGAATACCCAAATAATATTTCTATGATGAAGCAAATTGCAACCCCATAACAAACATATTTTATTTTTTCTTTACACCGCATCTTTATACTTATCGTACCAATATTTAGATGAGTTTCGCAATTCAAAATTTGAGTCACGCACATACTCTAAAAGTTCTTTAACAACTTCAGATTGTTTTGAACCCCACTCATCACCTCGTTCAGCAATCTGGTCAATAATCTCTTGAACATAATTAATCGTTGGACAAGTATCGCCCGGCACATTGGGAGCTGATGC